CGTGAGAACAAAATCCTCCGCAGCCGGTTTGTCCCAAATTCAGGTCGAAGGAGATTGTGCTGGTGGTCCGAGCTCGGAGGAGCCCGCCCCAACCAGTCTCACAACTATATTGTTGGATGCGACATTTCTTTGGGAACGGGCCAATCGAACTCGGTCGCCTCCGTGTTCGACTGTAATGATAACCTTAAAGTTGGACGCTGGAAATGCCCGAACACATCGCCAACGCATTTTGCTGAGCTTGTGGTTGCGTTATGCCACTGGGTTGGTGGGGCCACCAAGCTCCCGTTTCTGATTTGGGAATCGAATGGTCCCGGTACGGTTTTTGGCCGCCGTGTGGTTGAGTTAGGGTACGATTTCATTTATCGCGCCCGCGAAGAAAAGCGGTTGGGCCGAAAGCGGAAATCGTCGCTGGGCTGGTCCAGCACGCCCGATTCAAAGCTGAACATGCTGATTTCTTACGACGCGGCACTGGATGCTGTTTTTCGGGAAAACATGGAAAGCAAGGCGTTTCACAACCCGGATGTCGATTCGTTGCACGAGGCCGAAGATTACATTTTTTTTGAGGGCGGCGGCAAAGAAATCGGTCCTTCGCACTGCTCGGCAGATGAAGGCGGGGCGCGGGCGGCTCACGGGGACATGGTGATTGCCGACGGGCTTTGTAATCTGGCACGGTACGACCAGCCGAGAGCAGCCTTAAACCGTGCAACGTATGGCGAAATAAGCTCTTTGGCGTATCGCCGTGAAATGTACAAAAGAAAAATACAACAGCAAGGGAATGGACCGTGGCTGATAGAATAAAAAACAAGCAGGATGTAAAGACGCCGTTTCCGGTTCGCATCCAGCAGTGCATCGACTCGTGGCGTATTTATACCGAGCCTATGCGGAAACTCCGCAAAAAAATGCTTAAGCAGTACGCCGCCGGGTGGTATGAAAATAAAGTCGGCGAAAATCAGCCGATGAACCTAATTGACCGCGCCGTCAACATTATTGCTCCCTACCTGATTTCGCAGAACCCCCGCGTTAATATCGACCCCAAGCGCGGCATTAAGGCATCCCAATCCTTCGCCCGCACGCTCGAACTGGCACTGGAGCATTTGTTTGACGAAACCATGTTCGCTCAGAACACGCTGCGGCCCGCCGTGGTCAACAGTTTGTTTGCTATGGGGATTGTCAAAACCGGTATTAGTCAGGCGTATAAAGTTGAAATTGAAGGATACACCAAAGACATTGGGCAGCCCTACGCGGACAGCATTGATTTTGATGATTATATCGGAGACTTCCGGGCCCGTAACCGGCAGGAGATGTATCTTGAGGGCAACTCCTATTGCCTCCCTTACGATTATGTATGCGAAAGCGGCCTGTTTAAGTATTACGACGAGCTTTCGCTCACGAAAGACCGGAACATTAGCGATGATACCACGCCGGAGCATGTGGCCAAGAAGCACATGATGCCTTTTGAGAACCGCGGCGACTTCAAGGATGTGGTGTGGCTCAATGATGTATGGATACCGGAAGAGGGCATTATTATTACCGTGCCCGATGCGGGGCAAGGCCGAAAAATCATGCGGACCGTTGAATACGACGGCCCCGAGTTCGGCCCTTACGACGTCCTGTCTTACCGGTACTTCCCTAACTCCGTAATTCCTATCCCCCCTGTCTATGGGATGCTGAATCTTAACAACATCATCAACCGCCTGATGAACAAGATGAAGGACCAAGCGGAGCGCGAGAAAAAACTGATGCTGTACGAACTGGGTTCAGCGGACGACGCCGAAATCATTCGAAACACCAACGACGGATTTACCGCCGGTGTCAAGAACACGGACGCTTTCAAGGAAATCGAGTTCGGCGGAGTCAGCCCGACCAATATGCCGTTTGTTCAGTTTTTAGAAATGCAATACTCTATCCAAGGCGGAAATCTTTATACGATAGGCGGTCGTGAAACGCAGGCTGAAACGCTTGGTCAGGAGCAGATGCTTCAGGCTAACGCAAGTAAACAGCTTCAGGATATGGTCCTCCAAGTTCATCACTTCACACGCAGTATTGTTCGAAAACTGGCGTGGTATCTATGGAGTGACCCTTATATCCAAATACCCGTGATCAAACAGTTGGGCGAGTTTAAGCTTAACGTCAGTTATACGCCCGACGTCCGGGAAGGGGATTTCTTTGACTACGGGTTCGATATTGAACCTTACTCGATGTCGATGATGTCGCCGGAGCTTCGGTTCCAGCGGTTGATGCAGCTTATCAGCGGGGTGGTTTTGCCGACGGCGCAGATTGCGGCCCAGCAGGGGTCCATGCTCAACGTCAGCGAACTGGTTCAGGAATGTGCCCGCTTCCTTGATGTTCGCAATCTGGACCGCTGGTGGATTACCGGGCTTCCAACAGAGACGCAGATGAATCCGTACCAGCCGCTGCAAGGGACGCCCGGGAAGGGGCCGAGCCGGGGCGGTCAGTCAGACGGTCGCTTTTCAAAAGGCGACGATGCCGGAAGCAATATGAATAATTTAACACAACACATGAACCGAACAGGCGGGGAGTCAAGCTCGTCCGCTGCCGCCGGTTCCAATATGAAAGGATACTAAGATGGCGAAGTTAACACGAGAGCAGTTGCAAGGCGCTATTTCAGCCGCGTCCCGGTACGCCCCCGGAGAAACAGCCCCGCAAAAAGAGCCTCTAATGAGACGTCTAAAGATGGCCGCGATGGGGGGGCTTTATAAAACAAAAGCGGCCAAGCGAATGAAGAAAAAGAAAAAAGAAATAGATAAAAAAATGCCGAGCTACCGGACCCAGCACCTAAAACGTCAGGCGCGTGAACGATATGACACAAACATATAAACCGGAGATATTATGAGCGTGTACACGAAACCGTCCATTGAGACAATTGTTGAAATGGTAAAAAAGCATGATAAGCGGATTGGCCTTCGGATGCTGTACAATCAGTATTCGATTCCAATGTCAGAACGATATAAATACCGGAAGCTCTGGAATACATTTTATGATTTGCTTCCGGACGCGTTTGAAAAGGAACTGAACCATGCCCGCAAAATCAGAGAAACAGAGGCGATTGATGGCGATGGCAGCACACCAGCCGGGGAAACTGTACCGGAAGAATCGAGGCGTGCTGAGGATGTCGAAGAAACAGTTACGTGATTTTTCGCGGAAAGGATAACCGATGAGTGAGTGCAATGTAACAATCGGTGTGGATGTTGTTGATTTAGGCAGCGAAATCAACAAGCGAATACGGTTTTCAACTGAAAATACGCCCGAAGCGATACAATGCGTCTATGGAACCGTTGCCGCCACGACCCCGGAAGCAATCCCGATGGGTCAGGTAGCTGCGAGCCTTGTTGACATGATGTACATTAAAGCCATCGACTACGATATGTATGTCAGCCCTGTAACGATTGTTTCGACGGGAGCCAACCTGAAAATTGCGGCTGGCGAGGCGTGTGTGTTCAGGCCGTACGATGCCTCAGGCGTATTAAGCGTCGGGATATGGTCTGCAACCGCAGAAGCGAACTATGAATGTTTAATCGTAGGACAATCAAGCTAATGTTTGTAAAACGCTACAAATGGAACGGAGGGCCCGTTTCTGAAGTCAACCCGGACATTGAGCGATGCCGGTCGAAACGGTATTCCGTAAACACAGATTTAGTTGAAAACGAACGATGGTCGGAGTCAATGGGCGTGACGCCTGAACAGATTCCGGAGGCCATGCGGACGTTTCCCGGAAGCGTGTACGACAGCACAGGACGGCTGTTGATAAAAAATAGGAAGCATAAAATTCAAGAGATGAAGCGTAGGGGTTACGCCGAACTCGATTAGGAGGCTATTATGGCCAAGAACACAATGGAGTCACTGAATAAAGTGTATGATGAAATCCTCGGAGCAGGTCCGGAGATTCAGGACGAATCTGCGGAAAAAGCCACCGGTCACGCCGTTGACGGGGCTTATGTCGATGAAGACTACTCGGATGATGCTGGTGATGGAACGGACCCCCGCGTGCTAGCGGATGAAGACGAAGATACAGAGGATTTCGTGGGGGCTGGCTCGGATGAAGATGATGATTTAGATGACAGCGATGACATCGAAGAAAAGGATGATGACGCGGATGAGTATGAAGAGATTCCCGACCGCCTGATTCAGGCGGGACGCGAGGCGAATCTTTCGGATGACGCAATCGTCGAACTTGCTGAATCGAGGCCCGAAGCGCTTGAGGCGCTGGCTCGTGCTCAGGAAGCGGCGGCGGCAGTCCGTCAAACCCAAACGCGCCCGGACACAGCACAAGAGGATGTGCCCCAAAAACCTCAGACAGGTGCGGCTTTTGAGCCACTGAAGCTCGAGCTTAGCGAAGATGATGAGGAAGAAATGGGGTCGCGTGCGGTCAAGCTCATCAAGACACTGGCCGACCAAGTCAACCGGCTCCACAATGCTAATTTAAGCAGCGTCCAGCAGCAGACCCAAAGCGAGCGAATTCGTCAGATTGACTCGTTTTTCGACACACTGTCCGACGATATTCCGGACCTCGGCAAGACGGGCTCCTTAACGCAACGACAGAAACAAAATCGAATCTTTGCGTTTAAGTCGGCCCGGAATGCAATGGAGGCTTACGGAATCCAAAACGACGAGGAAGCGTTGGCGATAGGCGCCAAAGCCCTCAAGGGACAAACAACAGAGGCACAGGTAAAAGAACGTCTTATTAAAGACCTTGACCGAAATAAAAAGCGGTTCACGTCAAGAGGCTTCAGTCGAAAACGCTCCGATAAACGCAAGTCTGTCGAAGAACGCGCGATGGAGGCCATCAACCGGGTCTTGGATGGGACTGGCGAGTAGCCTGCGCCGTAACCATAGGAGTTTATTATGGCTGGAATTACAATTAACCAAGCCATTGATTTAGGAAAGGCAACCTTAGAGCAGTTCAATCAGGACAAGCTCGAAGTTGCCCTCAAGCACCAGTGTTACGAAGTGCTGAATCAGTGGTTTGCAAAAGACAAGGTTCAGACGGATGGCGGCGACCGTGTGACCCGGTACATCAGCTTGCGTGATACGGGCAACGCCCAGCACGTTCGCATGTACGACACCGACACGCCGAATGTGTCCAACGTGGACGAAGTGATTAAGGTTGAATGGACGCACGCTCAGGTCAGTTTCTCGTACTCCGTCAAGGAGATTGCGATGAACATGGGCAACCGCGTCCGCATTTACAGCCTTTTGAAACAGCGTCGCACCAATGCCTTCAGGGAGTTTGCGGACCTGCTGGAAGAAGTCGCATGGCGGACCCCCACATCCTCAAGCGACGACCTCAACCCGTTTGGGATTCCGGGATGGCTGGTTCAGCCGGATACGGACCCCGCCGAGGGAGCGGGCGACTTCACGGGGTATTTGGGCGACTACTGGGCGTCTTCTGAAACGGCCATGACAACCGTTGGCAACATCGCTTGCAGTGCCACCAGTAATCCCCGGTGGGCCAATTACTACGAGGACCACGGCGGCAAACTGGACAGCACCCTGCTTAAGCGGATGCGGCGGTCGTTCCGCAAGACCAAGTTCCAATCGCCGATGTTCGCTAAGCAGGCGATTGAGCCCAACTCCGGTTTCTCAAACTTCAGACTGTACACCAACTCGGCGGTACTGGACGAGCTTGAAGAAATCGCCCTCAAGAGCGACGACCGCGTCGGCGCAGACCTCGGCAAGTATGCCGGGAGCACCATCTTCAAAGGCATCCCGTTTGTGTATGTCGATGTACTCGATACAGCCAAACAATATGTCTATGGAGCCAACCCCATTTACGGTGTCAATCACAACCACTTCTATCCGGTCGTTCTGGATGGCGAGTATTTCCGTGTGAATGACCCGATGTCAAAGGTAGGCCAGCATAACGTCTTGACAGTGTACATCGACCTGAGTTATGCTTACATCTGCGACAACCGAAGAACCGGCGGATTCCTGATTTCCAACTGGGAAACCGCATAACAAGTTAATCTGGCGGGCGGTGCGGTCGGAAGGCCGCTAAGTCCACAATTGGTCTTGCGAGGAAAAACGTAACTCGCACCACCAGAAAGAGAGAATCTTATGATTACTCAAGCTGTACATGGTGGAGGCACAAGCCCCACTGTCACACGCCGGGTGTACTACACCGGCTCAGATACCCTGCTCGAGGGGTATGCGCTTTGTTACAATTTCGATGCGTCGGATGTATCCGCTGAAAACCTCATGCTCAGCGCCGGGGTTGACGAGGAGTGTCCGGCACGTCGGATTCAGGTCGAAAAGCCGAGCCTGAACAACTGCGCCCACTTTGCGGGCGTTGTCAGTAATAAGTCGGCTGGCGTTACCGGCCCGGGCTGGGTCGAGATTAACCTGCCCGGAAGCGTCTGCAACATTTATGCCGCCGCCAGTGTTGACCACGGGTCCACTGGAACCGGCATGAATACAGGACAGACGCTGACCTTCTCTGTTGGCCAGTACTATTTTAAGTACACCGGCCTCCCGGGAGCAGGGTCTGCGGTCGTGCTTCAAGACGTGGACCGTTCTTCGACAGCCGGTCTGGTTATGGCGGAGCTTCAAATCGGTCAGCCTTCCGGCGGTGTTCAGTTGGTGGCAACAACTGAAACAGCCGCCGTTGTTTCGGCGGGCGGCGTTTTGTGCATTGCGCCGTTCGGCGTGACCATTCTGGACTCGACCGTGTACACCACCTGTCTCGACCAGACTGCCGCGCTGACGTGCTGCTTGGTCGATGGTGATGGCGGCTGGATTGGGCAAAAGAAGGTCTTCCGGTGTCTGGTCAGTACTGTGACCGCGCATTGGGCAGTTACCCTTTCGACGGCCAACCAGTTAAACGCTTCGGCTCTCGTTGCAAAAACCGCTGCTTCCTATACAGCCACGTTTTCGGCTGGAGGCGACGGGAATATCCACGCCACGTGGAACGGCGACGCATGGGAATTTGTGCTCAACAGCAGTGCAACTGTCGTCGCTTAACGTTAAACACAAGGGCCCCGTTTCGGCGGGGCCAATAACCCACAGGGAGAACAACATGCAACAATTCCTCAGCATCCTCGGCGCCATCGGGCTACTCGGCGCGGCATTGATAATCTGGCAGGCCAGCAAGAGCGGCAGCGCGATCCATGAAATAGAGGCCATCCTCTCGCTGATCCTGACGGCAATATGCTGGTCCGGCGCGGGGATCATGGCGCGTATCGACAAACTGGCCGACAAGTAACCACATCCAGCGGAACAGTGCCGCAAGTGGGGAATACAGATTGTTGTCAGACCGTGCGAAGTGGGCATTTCCGAAGAATCACTGCCTTTAATTTCTGAAGAGTACCGAAAAGCTATTTTTGGCGAAAACTGGCCGGTCAACAATTGCATCAATTTGATGTTGTGTTGGGGGCCTAAAATGAGAGATTTATTCGCTGCCCATAGCGACATCCAGAACGAAAAGCTTGTTTCCGTTGGTGGCATCGCATTCGACCAATTCTTTTTACCGCCGCCGCCGGAGCAAATTCAAAGGTCATCTAAGAAGCGGGTCTTGTTCGCAACAGGGTTTGCTTACGCGGACCGGAACCCGCAGTATTCCATGCCGGAGGCGATGCCGGGCCATAAGTTACATCAGGAAATTGTTGCCGTTGACCTTGCGGCCCGCTCAAAGTGGTTTGCAATCATTAAAGAGTTTTGGGCTAAGCGCGGCGACGATTGGGAAATCTGGATAAAGCCGCATCCCGGGGAAAGACCTGAAGTCTATACAACTGTTTTGCGTGATACGTTTTCCATGTGCCCTCAAATCCCCCCTGTCCGCGCGCTGCATCACGTTGACGCCGTGATTCACGCCGGTTCCACAATGGCGTATGAAGCACACTTGGTCCATAAGCCCGCCTTTAATCTTTTGAATGTGTGTCAGGATGTCATCGTGTCTGCAATTTCGCCGCCCATACAAAGCGCACAGGAACTTATTGACGCTCTGGATAACGCAGACCTGACACAATCCAACGCCCACGCGGAAACAATCGCAACACTGGAACGTGATTATTACGGACCCGTGGACGGGAACGCTTCGGAGCGGGCGGCTGATTTTATCGACGCCATGCCGCCAAACCCAACCGCCATCCCTGACGAGTGGCCTCCCATTAAAGAGGCTAAGTACTTAACAGACTGCGTTTTACAAAATATCGAATCATGGCATTGCAGTGGGTGCGGAAATAGTTATACTGTTCAGGGGCCAAGAGAGATGGTAAAATGCCCGTTTTGCGGCATTGCGAATGTAAAGATGTTAAAAAAACCGGAGAATTAAAATGAAGAGATGTACACGATGTGTCATGCCGGATACCCGACCGGGGTTGACGTTCAACGCCGACGGTGTATGTCAAGCGTGCGTAAGGCACGAAAACAGGAAACATGTGGATTGGAAAAAGCGGTATAGCGAGCTTGAGGCGTTATGCGAAAAGCATCGCGGAGACGGGTTTCAGTACAACTGCATCATCCCGGTCAGTGGCGGCAAAGACAGCACGTTTCAGGTCAAGGTGATGAAGGAGGATATGGGCATGAACCCCCTGCTGGTCAATGTGTCCAATTTTAGCTGGACCTATCAGGGACGGATGAATTACGAAAACATGCTCACGACATTCGACTGCGAGTGCATCTCTTTGAACCTGAGCCCGGCGACCGCCAAAAAAATGTTTCGGTATTCCTTCGAAAAATACGGCTCCCCAACATGGTACTGGGACCGGGCGGTTTATACGTATCCGCTGTACGTCGCCGCCGCTTTCCACGTTCCCTTGGTTGTTTACGGGGAAAACATCAGCTATGAATATGGCGGGGTAAAAGAAGAAGAAAACCCACCTGCAAAAGACCAGATCTTTTACAGCGGGGGCTCCCCGGTCCCCC